TTTACTTTTTTTGCTTGATTAACGGTCATCGCCTACCGTGTTGCCGTCTCCATTATCTCACCCTGTCGAAACTATGCAGGCCCATCAAAAGCATACTCAAGAGTTCAAATTCTTTTTACCAACCAGTCATGGTGAGTACACTTTTGGTGGACCTGGGGGGATTCGCACCCCCGTCCAGGATGCCTTCACTTTGAAGGGTACCTCTTACGAGGCCTTTTACAACAATTTCTTAGGCGGACTGGATATTGCTAGCCTGCGCGCCTTTTGGGCCTTGTGTAATTTCAAAAGTTACAATTTGCCCTTCTTGTAGAGTTTTAAATCCACTTGAAGTGATTTGTGAAAAGTGTGCAAACAAATCTGCACCACCAGTGTCTGGAGTAATAAATCCAAATCCTTTGGCTTCATTAAACCATTTTACTTTACCTGTGTTCATATACTTATTTTCTCTTTGTTAATAACTTACAAATACTATTGTAATACATTTAGAAGAATATGTCAAGCTCTTTTTCTGCTTTAGATTCTTCTTTTTCTTCTTCTGGCCGAATTGGTTCTAACCATGTATCAGCAATGTATGCCTTAGGACTTGGACCGAACCCGCTTGCTATGTCGTCACCTTGGATCCACCAGTAGTGATCGTGAACAGGCGCCGTGCAAGGCATACCTCTAAATTCCCACTGCTCTTGTTGTTGAAACTTACCAATGTATTCTACTACTTTTACAACTCGTCCTACGTTCTCTGGACGTATCGAATAGATAATACGAGCAATGTCACCTGCCTTACATTTCATCTTTTACCTTGCTTGCTTCATATTTTACCATTAGTGCAGTAACATCTTCAATTTTGCACAACCATCCGCCTTCATTAACAACAAACACATCGCCAGGCCTATAAAGATGATAACTTTTATCAGTACCGTCTTTCTGTTTACCCATAACTTCGCCTTCGTAGTCGCCGACAACTTTAAAGTTATCGCCTGCTTGATCTATATTATAATCAACCCGCATCATGCTAGTTCTACCTTTCGTGCTTTTGAAAATTTTAGTGCAAACAGTAATGCCCATTTTTCATCTTCTACATCAACATATATATCGCACCGCTTGTAAGTGTCACCCGGCAATGTTTGACTGTTAGTGCGTAGTATTAGAATTGTATGCCATTGTATTTCTTCAAATAGTTCGTCGCCCAGTTCTCTACGGATCCAAATCTGTTCCATGCGATCCTTGTGAGACCATTTCATTTCTGCTGAACCTACGTAGAATCTCATTGTTAAACTCTTAAATTACGCTCATTACATTGCGTTCTTTTTCTCAATGATCTCTTTGCGGCGGTCTTTGGTAAGTTTACCTAGATCACCTAGTGCTGTACGTGCTCGGGTGGCTGCTGCTTTTACGCCCTTTGCTTCAAAAGTTTCATGTTCTTTTAAGTAGTTGTTAAATGCTAATACGATTTCGTTGTGAGTTGGTTGTGTCATTATGGTTTCTCCTATTGTTGTTAGTAATATAATTATAACACCGTCCTGGTGTTATGTCAACCAATTTAGTCACCAGCGGAAACTTTTGAACTACTAGTAACTATAATAGCATCGTAAGGTGCTCCAGAGCCAACTAAATCTCCTAACCTTGCCACTTTCTGAGCATTATCATAAACAGTACCACTTGATGATATAATAAACCCAGTATGTCCGCAATCTGTTTGAACTTCATCCCCTAGTCTTGCGTTTTTCATATTTTCTGAATATACAGTACCGGAAGAAGTAATAATAGTCCCTCCAGTAGAAATAGGAGGAGAGTGAGACGGATGAGAGCAAATGCCCTGTGTCCTATCACCTAATCTTGCAATTTTGGGCATTAACTCAATCCTTGAATTAGTATTTCTAAAGTACTGGTACTATCATCTTCAGTATTTGTTAGTGATAACTTAGATTCAATTATAATATCTAAATCTCTAGCGGTTGTTAATATTGTTTCTATTAAAGTTACACCGCTTGTACCAATTAATGCTAAACTGTAGTCTGTACTTAATGCATTTTGTATTGTATCTTTAACTTGAAATAAACTTTCTAATTGACTATTATTCGATCCTGCAGATAATGCGTCATTTAACTTCCCCGAAGCATACTTATTTGCTACAGATCCTATTCTAATTTTAGGTTTACAATTTTCTACATTATTACTTAGAGTAGATTTACTATCTGATATATTATCAATAATATTATTAAGGACTAGGTTAATAGCTGTATAATCGTATTCTGGATCGCTTGATACTAATGGATAAAGCGCATTAACTTGTTTTCCTAACAGCATCAAGTTTGCAATAGTAATTTGGAGCAAGTCTATTGCCTGACTGGCCTTTACATCTTCTTTAACCATGCTACCGAGCCCGCTAGTTAAAGAACTAGAGTCGGGAACAAAAATTAGATATTCATCTATAAAATTGTTTAAATTGGTTCTAATATCAGTTGCTGGCATCTGTTATTTCCTTATACCAATGCTATGCCGCTGGTCTGTGCAGTATATTGTTTACCAATTTCTGCTTCAGTCTTTGCAACACAACTTACTGACTGTGCTTGCAATACAAACTTACCGTCTGGTGATACGCTAAACATGAAAGGTGCTAGACCTAGGCCTTTTTCACCTGCAATCAGCACCATCGGCTTACGTACAGTGAAAGACTTAGCATCTTCTGCTTCTAGTCGTCCAATAATTTCTTCGCCTGAGCTTAATTTAAATGAGACGTTATCGCCTACTTTATATGGTACTTCAATTAACATTTATGTTCCTAATGAATGGCCTGTGCCATTGTAGCCTGTTTCTTCAATATAGGTGACTAACTGTTCGTAGCCACCTATTACTCGATCATTTATTTTAATTTGTGGGAATGTTCTTGCACCTGGAAACTGTTCAAACAATTCTTCACGAGTAAAATCTTTTTCAATCTGATAATAGTTGTATGAGAGATGTCTAATCTCACACAGTGCTTTAGCTTTTTCACAAAACGGACAAGCTGGCTTGCCGTAAATTTCTACACTCATAAACTAAATCCCTTCAATGATTCAGTAGTTACGTCTTGCTTAATACCACCGATGATATAGGACTCGACCTCTGTTTCCTGAGGAGCGACCTGCAAGCCCGAACTACTTAACCAATGCGCAGTCCACGGTAGAGGATTAGTATTAACTGGTTGATTAAAGATTGCCTGCAAACCAAGTGCTTTTAATCTACGGTTAGCAATATACTCTACATATTGGTTAAGCAGTGTAACATTCAATCCGATCATCGAACCGTCTTTGAACAAGTACTCTGCCCAGTCTTTTTCTTCTAGAACACATTCACGCCATAGGTCATATACTTCTGGCTCGCACTCTTTAGCAATAGCTGCCATCTCTGGATCATCTTTACCTTGTGCCCAAAGTTTCAATACATGTGTGCTTAGTGCAAGATGCTGTGCTTCATCACGAGCAATTAAGGAAATAATCTTTGCACTGCCTTCCATTAGCTTTAGTTCTCCAAAGCCAAATGTACATGCAAAACTAACGTAGAAACGCAAGCCTTCTAAAATATTAACAGTCATCATTGCCATGTACAACTTGCGTTTAACTTCACGCATGCTACCTTCGCCGCGGTGATTATAAGCGTCTGCTGCTACCGTAAAGGCATCATAATGTTTAGTTACACTAGTTGCACGAGCAATAATCTTTTCGTCGTCTAGGATAGTATCAAACACTTCTGACGGGTCAGTATACACGTTCTTCATGATGTGTGTATAACTACGTGAGTGGATTGTTTCAAAGAAGTCCCAAGTAACAATACAGCCTTCTAGTTCAGGAAGTGAAACATGCGGCAAAAATGCCAGGCATGGACCACGTCCTTGGACACTGTCAAGCAGTGTTTGATATTTGAGATTGGATGTGAAAATATGCTTCTGCTCAGGACGGAAGTTTTGAAAATCTGCACGATCTTTCTGCAAACTAACTTCTTCAGGTCGCCAAAAGTAACCTAACATAGTTTGATTTAACTTATCAAACACTGGGTGGCGAAACGTGTCGTAACGCTGGGTATTCATGTCCGAGCCGAAGAACATGTTTTGTTTTGTGAAATCAACGTTTTCTTGGTTAAATACTGTCTTTGCCATTTTTTTCCATCATCCTATCTGTGTATTACACTTAATAACAAGTATATGCTATTAAGTGTTAGTTGTCAATCTTTAAACTGCACAAGCGTCATATAGCGCAGGCATCGCATGATTCACTGTCTAGTTCCATTGCACCAAGTGCAAGTGTTGCTTCAGGCTTATCGTCGTCTAATTCACTTGGATCAGTTTTATAATCGTAAGTGTTTTGATAGTATGATGTCTTCCAGCCCAACTTGTATGTAGTTAACAAGTCTTGAATCATTTGACTCATTGGAACTTCATTGTTTGGAAACTGTGTTGGATTATAACTGCAGTTGCCGCTAATTGCTTGATCAAAGAACTTTTGCATAACAGCAACAATATTAATATATCCTGTGTTGTTAGGCATTTCCCACAACAATGTGTAGTGCTGCTTAAGGCTTTGATATTGTGGGACAATCTGCTTAAGAGGTCCCTTTTTGCTT